GAGCCTCTTTCCCAACACGCTTGGATCCATCTGGAACTTGGACTCGGCAAAAGTCTGAAGGTTCTTGGCCTTCACTTCCTGCTGCTCTCTGGCAAATCGCCCCGCCATGAGCATTCCCCCTTGCTCGGTTATATACTCCCTGAGGCCCGGTGGAAGCTGAGCCTGCATAGCTCCAGATCCCCATGGCAGCTCGCCAATGGAAGTAACCGTTCTCATAGGAATACCCTGGTAGGGCTGTTCTCCCGACCTCAGAGTGATAGATGCCTGTCTGAGAAATTCCTGCGGGATCATCGAGAGACGTTGCTGGCCTTCCTGTTCGTAGAGCATCATGGGAGTAGCCATTTCTCTACGACCGGCTACGTAGGTTTGCTTATAGGGTTTAGGGGTGAAGACATCCACAGCCGTCTCCCCGCCCCTCTGCGTCAATTCCCCAGAAGCCCAAGGGGTAACATATACCGCTCCGGTTGTTGTGGAAGGCTCGTGGACGTAACCACCAAACAGCCTAGACCAGATGGAGGAGGGCGAGAGACCCCTAAGGTTGGCCTGCTCTTGTAGAGCTCCTACTGACTGTTCGAGTGTCCTCGAATAGCGAGCTCGCTGTTGCTCGGGTGTCTCCCCGGCCACTAAGCCAGGCTCCACAATAGGCACGTTGTAGGTGCCTGCCTGGTGGCGAATGGCCTGCGGGTTGGCAACTTCCGTTGGAGAGACATACAGGTTCGAGGCTGGAATGCGCCCTGGAATGTTCTGGCCCTCGGGTGTCTGGAACGACCCACCCCACGGATGGGCCTGCGTATTGATCCTCCTAAAGAAGTCCATAACGGTATCACGCATGGTGAACCGTTCTGGCGTCTGTCCTTTTTGCTCTACCCACGAGCCAAAAGCCCCTGAAACCCTCCTGGCAAAGGATTGGATACCGGTGTAGAAAGGTGTCTCTGAGACCCCTTCTCCGATCCCTGCCACACCAGCCGACCTGAGATCCCCACGCATGAAGTTGTAGCCCTCACCCGTCCGGATCATCAAGGTCTCGTTGGGAGCACCTCTAACTCTCCCGAACCAGGCTTGCCCCTCGGCCTGTGGATGAGCGATCTTCACCTCGAACTCATTAGGGACGCTCTCCCAACCGGATTGCTTGTATATTTGAGCCGGGTTGACCTGAACGTTCTGCTCGTAACCCTGCCAGCCCAAAGTGCGAAGCTCCCGCAGGAGCAAGTCCCTCAATTCCTGGGGGGACTGGAAGGCGGCGGTCTCTTGTGGTCTGGAGATGTCGAAGTTCTGGAAGGGCATGTCAGACTCTTTTGTCTTGCTGTTTCTGGATGGCGGTAAAGATGTTGCGGATATCGGCGCACCGCTTCATTTCCATCATCAGGATATAGGGCTGGTCCAGAAAACCTCCTCCAAAGGGTAGCGCCCTAAACTCCTCCCTTTGCTCCAGGTAGATAAGCGCCTGGGGCTTCTCCGGGATAATGGCACTTAGCCCTAGCCTGATCTCATTCTGTGCACCGAAGTAATTCATCAGGGTCTCTTCCAGCTCATGCAGGAGCTTCTCTAATTCATACTCCCCAAAGGGCCTGCCCAACTCAGGTTCACCTCCAGGACTTTCTCGTGAATCTCGTCGGCCACGTCATCCGGAAGCGATCCCCAGGCTATCTTGAACTGGTTATCGGTCATATCCAGTTCGACATGCCCATTAGTGGACTTGAACCTGAAAAGCTGGTTTCCGTCTATGTCCAGGATATTGGACCCGATCAGGGAGAGCTGCACTTCGATACGCTTGAGTTCCTCGATCGACCAACTTTGCTGAAGACGGAGCTCTTGCGAGAGAGCTGAACGCTGGTTGACGATCTGGGTGACCTCCGAATGAATGAGCGACCGGCGCTCCTTCTGAGCCTGAGTAGCCTGCCGAATGGTGATCTTGGTAGGTCCACCCTCGTTGTCGTAGGCTAAGTCTGTACGTTCCAGGACAAAATCTTTCTCAATGGGTGCGATTAGTTTTAGCGGCATTTCATACTCCTTACGCCTTCTCGATCCAATGCCATGTTCCGGGTTCCTTCTTCTCGGAATAAAGGATACTGGTACACCAGGCAATCCCTTTCTCAAAGCCAAACGGGAGGTGTTCATTGTGATAATGGTCGTTCTGCCCGTCTGTGAAGACTTGCAGATTACACATTCCATTCTCCGGCGGTTGCCCATCGGCAGTCCTCCAAACCTTTACAACGATAGCCGGACGGTGTTCTGTTTCGTCCAGCGCATAGTGAACAATACGGCCTTCGGTCAATCCTTCCATTTCAGCATCCTCCAAGAAAGAAGCACCAGATCTTATAGGTCAGATACGGAACCAAGAGCGACTCCGCTACGACGAACATCAGGATCAGGATCACCAGGATAACCTGCTCCTGGTTGAGTTTTTGGGTCAAATCAATTCTCCGATAAATTTCCCAATTTTTCATGATGATGGCAAAGGGGGAGGTCTCTCAGAGAGACCTCCCGATAGGTTATGGGTTAGGGCGAGGGCCAGATATAGTCGGGCCACTGGTTGCGGAGCTCTACCGTACAGTATTCTCCAGCAACGTCCAGGGCTTGCCCGGTGAAGTTCATCAGAACGGCGTCATTCCCGGCCAGGGTGATCCCACCCTGGAGGGCGAGCATAACTTCTGTCCCCGTAAAGATAATCTCGTAAGGCTGAGACTCACCCGGCATGTTGGCCGGGGAGAGCGTCCGGAAGGTGATTGGAGTGGTAAAAGGCACCGAGCTCCATTCCGTTCCAGACAGGCTCCCGGTCAAGATCTGCCGGTAGAGGCCGGGGTTCTTCCACTTTACGGTCAAGGCCACCTGAAGACCTCGGGTGATGATGGTCACGTCCTCCAGGAATGGAGAGCCGTAGACCTTCTCCTGCCGGATGTCCAGGTTCTGGTTGTTCATAGTGAACTGAGCCTGAACGACCGGTAGTGTACCGAAGCTTGGGGTGTTGATATACCCACCCGGCGTGGAGCCGATTGGGATCGAAGGGAAGTCCTCGAAGTCGCCGCCAGCTGCGTTCCAGCCGCCCGTCGAGCCGGAGGTCGAATACCAGTCAGGATCCTCCTCCAGTTCGAACAGCCGACCGATCGCATCTACTCGAGCGGCCACGAGGCCCATGTTCGGTAAAGTCAGGCCAAAATTGATGAGCTTGCAGTCCTTGTAGATCTCACCTAAGACGTAATCGCCAACATCACCACTGGTCGGGATTGCTTTCCTGAAGCCCATCCAGGGCACGAGGCCTGGATTAGAGGGATCCAGTTTGAAGACGTGGTTGTACACGCCTCCCGATCCGGAAGTGGTGTCGCAGAAGCCAAAAGCGCCTTTCAGCAAGTAGCCGATCGAGGCCTCCAACCGGGGATGGATGGTCAGGCCACCGCCCACCATGACCCCTGCTTTATAGGGGATGGTGGGGAGTGGACGGCCACCCACTTCCGGTGGGCCGAGCCTCTGGTCGTCAAGGATAGCCAGGTCACCAAGCGTTGCCTTATGCCTGAACCACGAGCCAGCAGGAACGTCGATCTCTTTACCGGCCTGCGGTCCAAAGCCCAAAATACCTGCTTGGGCAACAATCGCCATGGTGTTTCTCCTATGTCACGGTCGATGAGTGAGGGCTTGCCAGGCCACCTCACCTCTCCAGATGTACTGCGCTGGAGGGCCTCCACCTTCGAAGAAGGTAGAGTGGGGGACCCAGAGGTAGTAGGCTCGTTCGCCCCATTCATCCACTAAATCAGCAACATTCGTTTGTTCGATGTGATAAGTCGCTCTCCCCAGGAAGTTATGAGCGTGCCTGGCCGCTACGTCCTGCTTGAAACTCTTCAGGATGTAGTAGCAACCAAGGCTTACCCTACCACGACGCCACCAGTAGTGGCCGCCGCCGATCTCGCCAGCAGGAAGGTTTAGCCCTAGATCCTCCATTTGGGCGGCAGTCACCCTGCCGTCCCGATAGTCAGGATCGTTGGGATTGCCTGCGCTCACCCATGCGAAGTTGACCGGGTTGAGCGGGTTATCCTGAAAGCGGTATGCCTGAACTTCCCCGGCCCTGGAAGGGTCGCTCGAGGAGACCTTACTGATCAGCTCCTGCGAGAGCTTCTCGACCAGGCGGGTAACAATCAGGTCTGAGATCTGGCTCACTGGCCCACCTTCACGTAAGGCGGCATCATCTTCATCTCCTGGTAAAACAGGTGCCGGTAGACCTCTGCCTGCACTTTCAAGGGATTGTGCTCCGGCGTACCACTATCGACCCGAATGTTGAACTGTCGGATGTTAGCCGAGTTCGAGCTCTTGGCGAGCAGACATTGGGAGGCAGCGTACAGCTGCATACCGATAGAGGCAGCCAGGGGAACCTCGATCACGAAGGTGAGGTCTGTTTCCGAGGCCGGTTTGTTCCAGTAGGCGAAGTAGTAGAGTTTCAGCTCGTCTCCCTCATCGAGAGGGGCAGACAGGCTCAAGTATCCCTGTGGATACTCGCTCCAATCATTGTCGTCCTGCGCTATAGAACGCACAGTTAGAGGGGCCAAGGTCGCCTTGGGGATGAACCTCCCCGTCTCTACTACCTGGATGGACTGGACGGAGTACAGGTTGCTCGGGAGAGCGAACGAGTCCCCGTCCGATCCGGAGGTGAGTGTCACCATGGAGAACTTGGGGATATACGGCATCACGGCCTCGTGAGCTCCGCAGACACCATCCCAGACCAGTTCCTCGCCATAGATCGCCCCATCCGGATCGTCCAGCAGGCGTAGCACTTTCAGGGAGAATTCACTGTAGTTCATTACTGTACGACCGTTGGGCCCTTTACCCGAGTGGAGCCAGCAGAGAACACGACCTCGAAGATCTCAGGCCGGTAAGGTTGATAGCCCATGTACTGGTCGAACGAGAACCGGAAGATGGCCTTGAAGTCATCGATCGGGTCCAGTTCGTAGAACTGAGGCTGCTGAGCCACGCCAGCCACGATTGCCTGAGGCCCACCCACAAAGATCGTGGCGTGGATATTTCGGGCTTTCGTAACATAGGCGTAGACACCGCCGCCCAGGTCTGTTGCAAAGTCAACCAGGACAGGCTGGTCCAGAACCAGGCGAGAGTTGATAGCATCGACCGCAACGATCCGGCGATTGGTCAGCTTGCCTTCGTTGAAGTTCACCCCATTCGTCACGCCATAGGCGTTGGTCACAGTGGCGTGGAGGGTGATGACATCGTTCACCTCAAAGTCACCGATTGAGCCCGAGGTGACGCTGCCGAGCTGGAGGTAGTGGGTGATCCCAGACGAGTCCTGGCCGGTCAGGTATGTGCCATCAACCTTCACGCCAGTAGCCGGGGCCGGGGAGCCATCGCCAGCCGTGACAGCCGCCGAGACGGTTGCCCGAGCGATGATCGCACCACAGTTCCACAGGTTGCACTTGGGGGTCTGGACGTAGCGAACGTTCTTGTACGCACCGACCTCGTAGCGCATCCGGGCCCGGTCTTGCATGTATTCCTGCATGGTGATCCAGTCATCCGCACCCTGGATGTCATAAATGACGCCGGGGGAGGTGTAGGCCACGATGGAGCCTTCGGCACCCGTAGGACCAAGAGCTTCAGCGATGCCACGGTTCGCCATGCCGAGCCAGATATCTGCGCCCACGTCGGGATCGTACTTATCCCCGGTGGTCAAGGTGTTGAAGTTGGTTGCACTCCCCATATAGAGGGAGTAGCCCGTATTCTGAGCGCCCTGGATAAGGGCGTTACGGGCCAGGAGGTCATTCATATCGACTTCGGCTTGCCCTAAGGCTCCCCGAGCGATCCTCCGCAAGCCTGCCTGACGGTTCTTCTTCCAGTAGGTAATGTACTCGTCATACTTATGGAAGGCAATCTTGCCGCCGTTGTGCTGGAACTCGATCTCGATGTTCCGAGAGTCGATGTGCATACTTGGCATCCAAATCTGCCGGGCCGCCAGCGGGGTTGTATCCGCATGGGGGTCCAAAAGTTGCGAGACTACCATCTTGGCAGCCCGAACGTCGAGCAGGGAGCGGGTGAAGGTCAATACCGGACGAAAGACCGATCGCAGCCTCCACATATCGATGAGGTCTGGATCGAGCCACGTTCTTTGGTTCTTATCCATAACCGAGAACGGCTCGTCGCTATAATAGGTATCGAAATCACCTACGGCCATATCAAATTCTCCTAAAGGTCAATTGAGGGCAATCCACTCTTCCATAACCTTGTCGTACTTTGCCCTGCCTTCTGGAGTTTGGGTCCCTCCCAGGGCAACCAGTTCGTTATAGACCTCATCTATGGAGCGTTTCTTGCCTGGGTCACGGCTGTTATCGTCACCCACCGGGCCTGGCCCTTCACCCTCAAGGGCGTCCTTGACTCGCTGCTTACCGCTTTTCTCCAACGACTTGCGGAACTTCTCGAATTTCTCTCGAAGCTCATCCACGTTGGTTCCGGTAGGCAGGAGACTATCAGCCTCGAAGGAGGCCAAGTCCGAGAACTCGCTCAGGATCAGGTTGTAACGATCACGCTCGAGAGTGCGGCTTGCCTCTTGTTCCTGAACAGACTTCACTTGTGAAGTCAAATCTACGTTCTGTCTCTGGAGCTCGGAATACTTTCCTGTTATTTCCTTGTGGGTCTGCTTCTCGGTCTCGTGATCATCGACTAGGGCATCGAACTTGACCTGGAGCTCATCGAGCTCCTTCTTGGTCCTTTGCTGAAGTCTTTGGAGACCCTTATAAGCAGCTTCCCAATCCGTCCCCGGTTTCTTGACGGGATCGGCGTTTTGATCGCCGTTGCCGGGGGCGTCTCCGGGTGTACCTGTTCCACCCGTACCGCTATCCGGGTCCGTATCGAACAAAAACATTGGCCTAAACATGATTACTCCTGATTTGCTTCTCTAGCCGGGGTGCCCTTTTGGGCCTCCTGGCTCGATCCTGGAATACCTCGCTCTTTGGCCTGACCCTCCGGCTGCGGAGGCGTCAGTAGTTTCTGGAGCTCTTTCAGATCCTTGAGGATCTTGTCCCTTTCCTCCGAGGGGTTATCCACGCCCAGGGTGTCCAGCAACCTTTCGATGGAGCCTAACTTACCGGCCATGAGGGTTGCGGCTTCCTGGACCAGGAGTTCCCGGTCTCTCGGTAGGACAGGTGCCCATTCGTGCCTGATGGGGTAGAGCAGGTGTTCAGGTTTTACGGCTACATTCTTGATATCCAGTACGTCTGGCGGGGTCATGAGCAGCATCTTGACTGCCATGCGGGTGAGCAGGTTCAGGCCGGTAGACCAGAAGATCCGCTCGCTGTCGGTGTGTGAAACCAAAGAGATCATGCGAGTCACTAAAGTAGCCGCCGATCTCTGAGATCCTTCGTCTTCCCCATCGGCAATCCCCGGAACGGAAACCAGGCGTCTATAGATTGCCAGGAGAGCCTCCCCAAGCTTCTGCATGGGATCGGAGGCCCGGTTGGTGCCGACCTCTTCCAGGTCAGGCTCTTTCTCGTTGCCGGTGATGTAGGGGTTGGAGTGCAGGTTGATAGCATAAAGCCCAGGGGCGATCTGCTGGACCGTGGGCGTCCCGGAGACGTTCTTCATCTTCATGTAGCGGTGAGCGTCCGTGGTAACCGCATCGCCGTAGTCTGCCAGGCGCAAGTTCATTTCTCGGATGACCCCCTGGACGTTCTCTATAAAGGTCTCCCCGTAGAAGCCATAAACCCGAATGTGGGGAATATAGACCTGTGGAACGAAGCCGTATCTATTCTCTCGGGTCAACCACTGTTCGTTGCGGCGAGCCGGCTCCCCATTGATAGTTACTTCGATCCCGTCATCCGTAGTATGCTCGATCATCCAGGGCTGGATGTTCTCATCCAGGAGCACACCATGTTCGGCTGCCTCCCGGTGGTTGATGGCCCGGATGATCCAGGTCTCTCGCATACGCCAGAAATCAGCCCCGTCCGGGATACCGATAAAGGATTTAGGATGAATGCTCTCAATGCGAAGGGGGATCGTTCTTAGAGGATCCTTGGGGGTGTAGACCAACCGGAAGATGTTGCCGCCGTAGAGCTGGCTTTGGGCTCCATTTTGCCACTGGATAGCCCTGCCGTTGGACTCTGACCACAAGCGGTAGAGAATGTCCTCTAAATCCTTGGCCGATTTGATCTGTCCTTCGTTGGTGGTATCGGGAGGATTGACTTTCGGGTAGACCAGTGGGCGTTCATCATGGCGCACCTGTCCAAAAAGGTAATAGGTGTGCTGTTCTACTGTCCTGGGGAGCGGGTTGTACTTGACCGGATAGAGCTCGATCTCTTTCCCTTGTCGCTCGACCGTCTCGTCTAGGGCCTCACCTGAATACCAGCTCTCCAGTCGGGTATAACGAGACATATTCCGGTTGTACTCAGAATAGGGAAAGTTCTCCAGATCCTGGAGACTGAATTCTGGTCTTGGCCGAACCAGATTTTCAAAAAACTCTTGAATTTGAGGTAGCAAATCGCCCCATCCGAAAGCAAGATATTCACAATGTGGCGTTCATGGGCTACTTTCGGATGAAGTACATTTCCCCCCGGTTAGCTCATGCAGGAGCTAGTGTATACATTTTACAACGTTTTTTGGGGCTGTCAATCCTCAAACAATCCCTTATGTCTGCGATAGTGGGTATGAAGGGCCCGATCGGGGAGCCTAAGAGAGCGATCAAGCACGTAGGGTTGATCGTATACTTCGCTCCTCTCCAGCCAGGCGTACCATTCGGTCAGCATCTGGATCAAGAAGCTCAAGATCCTGATCAGCCTTCTGCGAGCTCTGGTCTTCAGGATCGAAATAAAAGAGTTGCCTCGCTGCGAAAGCAGACATACAGAACATCGAAACGATGTCCTGAGTAAGTTTAGCTTTTGCAACGCCAGTGTCTTTAGCGGGATCATAATTAGTCAATTGGCTCCTTATTCCTCTAACCATCCTGGGCCAGCTCATCAAGCTTGCCTCCAAGTATAACCGGCATGCAATCAAGTAAGCGGACTTCTTTCCGGAAGAGAAGTCCATCGGCATGATGTAGAGATTAGTAACCTTGGACACATCGACCCCACCAAGCCACTCATCTCTGCGGGTGTCCTCGAACCTCTTTCCTTGCAAGAACAGGTTCAGAAGCTCGTTAGTGTTCTTCTGAGGACCGGTAGCATCCACTCCGGTAAAGGCCGGATCATAGGCGGCCATGAAGGTCAAGAGCTGCCGGATGAAAGGTGTAATCGATTTGTTTCCGGCTCCCCACCAGAAAGCGGCCATAGACATCTTATTTTTGGGGAAGTCGGTCACGTCCCAAACCCCCAGAACGGGGGCATTGCGATTGGGGGCATTATCGATCCCAGGATCACCTAGCAGGATATAGTTATGGCCTTCCCCTCTAGGAATTCTATAATAGACGATCCCCGCCCCTGGGGATTTGGATATCTCGAAGCCTGGATAGCCTTTCTGGACGCCCTCGATGATATGCCCGTCGAAGTTCTCGTCTTCGCAGGCAGCAACCTTGATCGTTGAAAAGTAAAGTCCCTTGCCTTGCGGCCTGGTGCCCTCGATATGCTGTTCGTGTTCGTCTTCAGGGATGTCTTTCAGCCACAACTGGAGCTGCTTAGGCGTGACGTTCTTATTGGCCCTGGAAGAGACCGTAATCGAGAGATAGTCTTCAGGATTGTCTTGAGAGAGATCATAGCGATACCACAGCTCGGGATCATCCCAGGAGTTGGAGGTCATACTCATCCGGGCCAGGCGCTCTCTGCCGTTGATGGTGCCACGCATACGGGTACCCAGGTTGGTAATCGTGCCGCTCAGGTCATCCAGTTTTCCGGCCTCATCGATATTTACCCAATCGCCTTCCCAGGAAAGGATGTTATTGCCATTCTTCTCGGCTGACATAAACTCCATGGTGGTGACCATGAGGTAGCTGCCGACGTAGAAGCGGAACTCGATATTTGGATAGGGACTTTTGGGGGCGTTCCAGATCAGGTCTCCGAGGCGGGTATCCCGGCCCAACTCATCCTTGATGAACTTATACATGATCTCCGACTGCCAGGCAACCGGAGCCGCATTCATGAATTTGAAGTCCTTGGTAGTCAGGCAGAAGGGGATCGCACCAGCCCCGACGCCCTTGGTCTTTCCGGAGCCGAAGCCACCAATAACCACGATACGCTGTTGAGTGGCCTTACAGACCATGACTTGCCACTTCCCCCAATCCTCGAAGTTATCATCCAGGCGAAAACCATGGTCTTGGCCGGGTTTGCGGGTGAAATAGTCGAGGATGAGATTAGGATCCTCCACCCCCCTCCTCAAGATCTCAATCTCATCCTCGGTGAGCCGAGCGATCGTTTTACGGGGCATTTAGGCTTCTTTGACGTTTATCTTGAGAGCCGCCAAATGAGCGGCAGCTTTCCCGACCGTTGGATGGAGTCTAAAGCGCAACCACTTACCTGCCCTTTTGACTTGGATCTCTTTCTTATTGGAGGGGTTTAGACGGTACGGCATAGGGATCCTCGCTTTCCTGCTCTAAATTATCCTCGACAACCAGCCGGACACGATTTAGAGGGATCGTCAGGCGCAAATTACCCATCTGATCAGCGACCAGGGTGATAACTTCTACTGCCGAAACAGGCAAGTAGGCCCCGTCTATAGTTACTGCCGTGGGGTGGAGAAAGCCTTTTTCTTTGCCGTAGTAAACGGCGATATCCTTTACTTTCCTGGTGTCCACTCACGGCCTCCGGTGGTCACTCTGCAATGAGGTATCCGGTCTCTGCCGCATATTCGGGACCATCTACCGTTCGAGGCATAGCACCAGCGCCGGTACCACTCTTTCACCGTGGCAATCTCTTTCTCGGTCGGATTGACGATTTCCAATCTCTTGGGCAAGCACAAAGATTTTATCATTTCAGTAGTCCCTCACGGCAGAATGAAAGGAGTCGAGTGCCCTATAGACCTTCCGAACGTCATCGATAGGGATCGACTTGTTGAGTTTCCAGGCTTCTCGGATATCGTGGGTCTCACCTGGATCAAAATAGAAAAATGTCTTCCCGGAGCCCCGATGATAGGTGTAATCGCATCCATGAGCTATCAGGATTGTTACGAGGGTTTTGTCGGTGAGAGGGATCCTATCACTCTCGTTGATCTCTTTTACTTCCTGGCTATTTGTTTTGTCATCAGAAGCTGGTGGAGTCATAGAGGTTCTCCGCAGTGTATCCTACAAAGGCTATGGATCCATCCACTTTTTGAATGACGCTATAGGTTGTCGAACCCAAAAGGACATATCCTGGACGCCCCCCTGGTTTTTCCTCTCCAATCCAGATGGCGTGAAGTTTCTCCCACATGGATGGATTGGACTCTTGAGTAATTTCTTCATTCGGCATTGACAAAGCTCCTTTCAGCAATCCCAGGCTACGTTCGAGGTAGTATGAAGTTGAAAACAGGGTGTTACAAAAGGAAAAACGCAAAAAGAGTGATTTCGTTACACTAAAAAGACCAGCCTTTTGCTCCAACGACGATGATATTGCGAATACCCTGGAAGCGAATTTTGTCGAAATCCTGTAGCTGGTACAGGTAATAGTTCACCATACTGGTCGAGGAGATCTGACACTTCCTCATGATCTCCCGAATGGTGGGTGAGTTTCCGTCGTTCTCGCTCTTGTGGAGAACGACATACTCAAAGACCACCATCGCTCGCTCCCCAAGCACCTTTTTTCTAGGCATTCTTCATTCCTCTCTAGTTGTAAATCTATTATAGAACAGAAATGCTAACTTTTCAACAGGAAAAGGCATAAAAATCCCATAGAGAGAAAGAGTACGAATATACAAGGGGAAGGATGCCGGAAAAGAGTGAAAATTTTTCTGGGGTGACCTATTAGATATATATAGTGGGAGTAGTCGTGAACCTACCCCCTATATAGATCTTTTTTTCTCAACCGCCGCACACTCTTTGTAGGGGTGGTAGGCGGGGTGGGGGGAGGGGGTGGGGGGGGGAGGGGCCTGGAGAGGGGGCCAGCCCCCATATCCCTACGGTCTAGTACCTCCACTGAGAGAGAAAGACGGGCTTATGTTTCTGGCCGTTCGTGTTCCCGTTGTAAGCACGAACAGTAACTGCAACGAGGCCAGTGAGTTGCAGAGCCGCAAGGCATAGAACGCCCCATGTAGGACCTACGTATGGACGCCTAGCGAACGTCCTTATAGGTCACGAAAGGCTATGTAATACCTACAATTGCCCGTAAAAGCTTCTTGCTATCTGCCCTGAGTTCACAGGTCTACAGTTGGGCGCACATATTCTTTATTAGCCCATGCAGAGGATGATGCAGTTCGTTACTGCCATGGGCTATTGGCAATATCAACCCCCGCACAGGGGGCTTTTTCATTTAGGAGGTTTGTATGGTGGTAGTAGCAGTAATCAGCATTCTGGCAATAGCCATTCTCATCTGTGTGGTGCCCTGCATCACAACAACCATCTGTAAGTAGGAGATCAATCATGTCCCGAACTTTCGTTGTAGAGCTCAAAGTAAGTGGTGTCCTGAGGACCATTCGGGTCCAGGCACCTAATAGCAGTACGGCTGCGGCAATAGCCAGTCTCGAGGTAGGAAAGGACAACCCTCGGGCCAAGGTAGATGTTATTCGTGCGTGGCTGGCTTTGTGATGGCTACCATCAAGCGTTATGCAATAGCTGGACTGGTCTTTGGCATTGAGATAGCGGCCCTATTGTGGGCAATGCTCGACAAAATGGAGATCCTCTATAAGTAAGGAGAAGTCATGAAGAACAAGCGTAATGGAAAGACCAGAAAGACAGGAAGATTGATTGTCCGTAGTAACCCTCCTAAGCCGAAACCTGTATTCAAGAAGTAATCTGACCCTAACACGAAGGAGAGCTCCTACAGGAGCTCTCTGTTTTGTGATGTGGCACAGATGACCATATCAGTATTAGTGAAAGGAAGGAGTTCGAAATGTTACACAGTTATGAGTTCTTGGACGGACCAAAGGATTTGGTCAACCCTGCGTCCTGGGAGAGGACACAAATAGAAGAAGGGCTAGATGATTGGCCCAAGGTAGACCATGAGTTTGACATCATG